GGCCGCCAGCTTCTTGTCAAGGCCCTCAAGCGGCTGTTTCGTCGTGAAAGCCGCCGCCGTCAAAAAGTATGGTCGCGAAACCTTGGAGCGCATCAACAACGGCACATTTGCGAACATCCATGTGCGCATACCGAAGTTCGCGGCAGGCGGCATGGTCGGCAGGCATCTCGATTCGGCGGCGAGCCGTTTCACCACGGAACTTGGCGCAAGCATCCCGATTCATCTGACGGCGAACAACTACGTCGATGGCAAGCGAATTTTCGACACCTACGGCAAGCCGTTCATCCGCAGCGAAATCGAGCGCGATACCGTGCGAAATGCGCGGCTGAGAAGCGAACTGGGACGCAGGTTCAGATAGAAAAGGAGACATACCATGCCAACACTCAACAAAACGGCGACGACGGTGAAAGAGATGCTGCAGGACATCACGGCGTTTCTCATCGACGATGCGAATTTCACGGCGGGGAATGCTTGGAAGCTCCTGCGGCCTGCGGCGGTCACAGAGGACACGACGGAAGTCATCCTCTGCGGCGTCGGCGACGGCAAGGACGAAATCTACATCGGCATGAAGATCAAAGACGCGGACGGCGGACAGGAGAATTTCCTGCTCAACGGCTTCTGTGGCTATGACGAGCATTTGGAGTGGTTCGAGCAGCCGGGTGCGATTTACCGCGACACCTTGCCGTGCATGACATTTGCACGCGATGTGCGTATGATGTACTGGGTGACGGCGAACACGAGCCGCGTGACCATCCATGTCGAGATGTCGAACCGCTATGAAGCGGCGTATCTCGGCTTTTTCATTCCCGTAGCCGTCGAGCGTCAGTATCCATACCCGATGGCCGTCGGCGGCAGCGCCTACGACGGCGTGAAGTGGAGCGACAAAGATGCAGGACACAGCGTCTATACGACGCCGCGCTTGTTTGCGGGCTATTCTTCGCTATGCGTGCGCCGTCCCGACGGCGTATGGCGTTACGGCGGCAAGGAACTGATGGTCTGGCCGACCGACGTCAAGCCCGTGGACACGCTGACGGTCTACAGGAAGGCGCAGGAAGAAGCGTCGATGGAAGATCACATGCTGTTTCCGATGCTCCTTTACGAACGCGATCCCGTCGGCATCCTCGGGCAGTTCGACGGCCTCTATTGGATCGGCAATCGCGCCGACCTCGCCGTAAAAGATACGGTTCTCTACAAGGACAAGCCGTACAAGATTTTCAACAACGTATTTCGCCGCGACGACGACGAATACCATGCGGTAGAGTGGGCGTGATGCTATGGCGATTCGGATGAAACGAGGTACGGCGGCATCTTTTGAGGACTTGATCGCTATCGTCAGCACGTGGGCGACGGACAATGCTGTTCATGGCGACGACGCTTGGCAGCTCATGCGCTCGGAGGCCTGGCCGCGCGGCACGATCTTCAAGGCGCGCGGACGAAAAGAGGGCGAAGTTCTCTATCTCGGGCTGATGGCGAACCGCATAGAAAAGGGCAAGACGTATGCGGACTGGTTCATGAAGAAAGAAAATCTTGCAACGTATTTTGTCTGGCACAAGGACGGATTGAACCAGATCGCACCTGTCGAAATGTCGGGCCGTACAGTGAACAAGGCGACGTTTACGGGAACTCCCGACATTTTCACCCATTCGGCGAGGGTTTTGCATTTCGGTGTATTCAAGCAATATGCCGAGGCGCTCAACTGGCACGAGCAGCCCGGCGGCATAAAGTTCGGCAATTTCAAATTTCTGCCGATTCAATATACTCTTGAGGGTTCTTCGAGAGTGATAGACTTTCATCCGCCGCTTTTTCCGGGCTGCGGCTATCCTTCTTTCGGCATGAACTTCGAGGGTCCGAAGAATCTTGTCCTTGACTATTGGCTTGTCAAGGACGCGCATACGCTCTCTGTCGTCATCAACAACAGCGGCGTATGGGATCATGCTTTCTTGGGCGCGTTTTTGCCCTACGACAATGAAGAGTACGCTTTCCCTGCTGCGGTTATCGGCGGCACGTCGGGTTTTGTGGCAAAGGGAATCAACGTGTGGTATTCGCCTAGTCAGCAGACGCCGACGCCTGTCGTTGCTCTGCAGATCGACTATCGCCCCGAGGAGTGGAGCGTCGCGCATGGTCTCGCGCCGTTTGCGGGCGCGGCGGAAGATCAGGACGGCATCCCGACGCAGGTGATGATCTGCCTGAGCGATGGCAGGTGGCGCGGCGCGGCAAATTATGTGCAGAGCCTTGACGTCGTGCCGCATTTTGTCTGCTCGGGTCCTGTTCCGCTGTATCATTTCGTGCGAAAGCCGCCGGAAAGACCGCAGCATATTTTGTATCGCATACGCCCGACCGAAAGCGACGTGCGAGATTTCAGCCATCTCTACGATAAGGGCGGAACATGGAAGCTCGAACCGATAGAACTTCTCGCAGCTGGCAAAGAGCAAAGCGGCATATTAGGGCGTATTCCGTACATCTCGTTTCCGTCGCACCCGGTAGGAAAAGAGGGGGAGACGCGCATCAACGGAAAACTGCACCTCGTCCTGCCGAACGGTTGGGCGGGCAGGCAATTTCACATCAAGGGACGCGCCGGAATCGTCTATGAGGAGGATGTGGAAAAGCTCTTGAAAGAGGAGCGAAAGGACTATGCACAGACAAAGAGCAGGTACATGCTGCTGAGATTGGAGGAGTAGGGATGTCGTATCAAAAATATACGGGGCTGACGGACGCCGTCGCCATCTTGCAGAAGGTCGGCGAATTTGCGGCGGCACAGGGCTGGACGGTGCTGCAGAACTGCGTCGTGGATGTGCCGATCGACGGCACGGGGACTTCCGACGGCGTGAAGCTCGCACTGAAAAGCCCCGACAGCAAAGTGTTCGGCGTTTTCCGTTCGGCAGGCGGCAAGAAGATTTTCCCCTCGCAGAAAAATGAGCAGAACGCGCACGGCATCGGACTCGTCGCGTGCACGGCGCATACGAATAACCCGCCGTCGGGGTTTTGGTACGATCAGCCGAACGCGCCCGTATTCGTCGCTAATCAAGAGGTGATCGGCGCAGGCATCCCGGTAAAGCCGCAGGGAGAGCATACGCTGTATTGCAATGCGATCTTGGAGCCTGCGCCCATGCTCATCGTGAGCGTGGAAACGGCGGGCGTGTTCCAGCACTTGGCGCTGGGCGCGTTGGAAAAGATCGGCGACTGGGACGGCGGCTTGATTTTCTCCGGCAGCCGCAACAGCTACAACATGTTCACGTCATCGGCGACGTTTGAAGCTACGGCGATCGAAGCGGAGAGCGTGCCGCTCTTTTCCATGACGACATGCGCGGCGACGTTTCTGCGTGCCGACATCGACGCGGCGCCTTTGCGCAGCCCGTCCGTGCTCTGGGCGAGCGCAGGAAAAAACGACGCCGCAGATATTTCCTGTGCTTACACGGGCAAGCAGCTCGCTTTGCCGGTCAAGACAAAGGATGTGCTGGCAGATGAAAATAAGGGCTGGAACGCTTACATTCCCGACTATTCTCTTTTGCAGAGCAAGGACACGACGGATACGGGCTGCAACGTCAATACGCTGAACTGCATCACGATGAACATGAACCTCGTCGCCTACGCGCTGCGCGATCCGGACGGACTGCGCAACTTCTCGCCGCTCGGGTATGTGCCCGGCGTGTACTTCATCTCCATGCGAAACGTCGCGCCGGGACAGCTCTACGAGATCAGCTACCCGAAGTCCGGGATGCTGCATCAGGTGTTCCCGTATACAAGGCGGCGCGGACTGTACGGCATGGACGGGTTCAGCATTCAGCAGTAACAGGGCAAAAGAAAAGCAGCATATCGCTTGGGATATGCTGCGCGGCGCTCAGACGGCGGTTTTCTTCTCATAGAGCGCGGTGAGCGCGTCCTGTAGGACTTTGGATACGTTGAGCTGTTCGGCTTCGGCAAAGGTGTTGAGCCATGCGGGAATCGTGAGATTCTTGCGGACGGACTTGCTGCCGTATTTCGCGGCGTATGCGTCCATGTCGAGCGAGAGCAGGCTGACGAAGCCCTCGCCGATTTCGGGGTCGGGGCGAATGTCTGCGATGCTGCTTGCCGGCGGGATTTCGTTGCCGTCCTCAAGCTCGCCGAGAATCCAGCCCGAGGCGGCGTCCTCGCCCATAGCGATGGCATCGGAAAGGGAGCCTCCCTCACTGATGCAGCCGGGTAAATCGGGAACAACGACGGTAAAGCCCGGATTCACCTCGCACGGATAAAATATGGCAGGGTATACCAAGTTCATATAAAAGTCTCCTTTCAGATCAGAAACGGGCTGTTATCGCAAGCCCGTCATCTGTAAGACAGATTTGACGGTTTTCGGATCGAGGTCGCCGGGATGCTTGGGTATCGTGACTTTCCCTTTTTTCTCTCGATGTTTGTAATGCATATGAGAACCGTTGGAACTGTCAAGATACCAACCGTCTTTTTTGATGATTCGTTCAAGTTCCTTGAATCTCATCGTGTTCACTCCTTCCTCTATATTATATGCACTATGCGCATATAGTTCAAGAGGAATTTTGCTGTTGCGAGAATATTTTATCCGTCGAAGAAGGAAGGAGCAATGGCGATGCCGACATGTGCGATGCTGAAATCTACAGGCGGCTTCTGCGGCATGAGCAAGAGCCTCGGCAGGGTGCCGCAGCCGTTGCCGAGCGTGCGCTTGAAGCCGTTGGGAACGCTCGGCATAGATCAAGATCGCACGATCTATGGCGACGAGGCGACAGTCAGCCTCATGTCGTCGCTCGGCATCCTGTGGGGCACGGATGTGCCGATGGCTTGGGATATGCCCGCTGACGCCGTGTCTTGGCGGTGGAATGTGCGCACGGGCGTACTTACGACAGTCCATGCGGACGGCAGCGAAACGATGAGGATTGTACGCAAATGGCAGTCGCTCGCTGTGGCGGTCGATGTGCTGGAAAGCCACGCTTTCGTCTATTTCTTTGATGCGGCTTCTTATGCGTCGGCATTCCTCGTCGCTTCACGCGAGCTGAGCGCACGCAAGGCTTGGAGCATCCTGCTTCTTTGGGGCGAGGTAGAAAAATATCTGACGGAAATCTTCCATGTCTTTTTCACGCGCTTGCAGGACTGGCTGGCGGCGCGTCGAGTGTCTGAAAGCGACGCGCCCATCCCAAATGAACCGCATGGCAAGCCGGAAACGCAGGAAAATCGCGCGGTGGAAAAATTGCGCCAATGGCTGCTCGCCGAGGTGCGTCGCCTGATCGCCGACGGCGTTTATCCGCGCAGCATCCATGAGGATGCGGATGCTCTCGTCGCCGTGCCGAAAAAAGAGGTGCGCGAGGCGGTCGCGCTTGTCTTTGGCAGATACGTCTTTGCCGCGCTTCTCACGATGTCGCTTTTTATGGGTACAAAGAATCTCGCGAAGCCGTGCTATGAGCCTTGGATGCTCTGGCAGATGTTCAAGTGGATCAGCCGCCGCACGATTCTTGACCTTGAAGATAAGATTTTTGATTTAAGCCCGAACTGGGGGTGACGAAGTGGCAGAGAAAATCAGCGCGAAGATGTCCTACTTGACACAGATTCATACGGCGTGGGACGGCAAGGAGCAGCGCATGGCGCTCCGGCAGGAGCCGCGCCGCTACGTCGCCTATGACTATATCGGCTGCGAATCGTGGCAGAGCCAATACCTGCGGATGCTCGCCTACAAGAGCGGCACGCAGCTCATCGAGCTGCCGCTTTGGCACGCGGCGACGCTCTTGGAAGATCATGCATACGAAGGGCAGACAACGCTCAGAGTGCCGCCGGAAGCAATGTGGAGCTTTCGGAATATCGGCAGCGTGGAGCTGTGGCGCGACGACAAGCGCGGCGGCGGCAAGTACGAAATCAAATACCTTGCGGCAAACGGCGTGATGGGGCTGAAAAAACAGCTCAAACGAAACTACAAGGCGCATCTTGCGACGATCATTCCTGTATTCTACGGCGTCTTGCAGGACGACGATTCTTTCGCCAATCTGCATGGCGATGCTGTGCAGATGACGCTCAATTTGGAGCTTTTCCGCAATCAGCGTGCGCCGGACTTCCCTGCGGCGTGGGATGAGATGCACGACGAGCCGATGGCAGGCGCTTCGCGCTTTGCCTTCGGACTGCCGGCGCGGTATCTTGGCGCAGAAGTGTTCCGCTTCGCGCCGCAGTGGGAAGAAGATATTTCGGCAAGCTATGCGAAGAACGCCAATCGCTTGGACTACAAGAGCGGCGCCTTTCGCTACGATCTCAAGGGCGTGAATCCCGCCGAGACGCGGGAGTTTTCCATCACAGGGCTATCTAGGGCGGAGATCCACAACATCGAGCGCTTTTTCATGCGGCACAAAGGCGCATGGAAGTCGTTTTATGCGCCGACGTGGCTCAATGACATCGACATCGAGGGACGGCAGCCGGCAGGGCAAATCTTCCTTTTGGCATTGTTTCCCTATCATTGGAAATACTATGCGAAGGCTTCAAGGCGGCGGCTCGCCGTCCTTTTTTATACGGACGGCAGCGCAGAAATCCTGCCCCTCGCGGGCTTTTCGCAAGATGAGACAGGCACGTTGGGCAAAGTGTATCTGGAAACGCCGCTCAAGCATGAGATCCTGCCGCAGAACGTGCGCATGATCTCTTTTTTCACGCGCTGCCGCTTTGCCGAAGATGATCTTGTCATAGATTACGAAACGACAGGCGCGGCGACCGTGCGCATCTGTTTGAAGGAGGTCGATGCCTGATGAGCGAGAACCCCATCGCGCGACAGGAAAATTCCATATCGGACGGCGCGCCGATCGAGTGTTTCAAGTTCACGCATGGCGATATGTCATATCTCTACACGAGCGCGGCGGACGATGTGGAACTCGAAATTATTGAGGACGGCAAGAGACGTACCGAGAAGTATTTTGCTGAGGTCATATCGCGTGAGAACATTCGCCCCGGCAGCGCGGGCAGCATCGAAAGCTGCACGATCAAGGCGCCCAAAGATCATGCGGTTGCAAAACTTTTTGAAGGATCGCCGCCGGAAATCCCCGTTTCATGCCAAGTGTACCGCCTGCATGCAGATGATTTCTCGAAGTTTATCTGCGTCCTCGCCGCACGCATCGGGCAGGTGCATTTCACCGAATCCGAGTGCGAACTGACCGCCGATATGGATGCGTGGATGAAAAAGGAATTGCCATGCGGCATGAATCAATACTACTGCAACCATACGATCTTCGACCATAACTGCAAATTGAAGCGCGAAGATTGGCAGGTCAAGGCGTTCGTCGATGAGGTTGAAGGCCTCAGGGTACAGTCCTCGAAATTCGCCGAGTACCCGGACGGCTACTTTACGGGCGGCAGGATATATTACGGCGAGCATGTGCGCCAGATCACGCAGCATACGGGGAAGTTCGTTTGGATGAAGTACCCTGCCGCGCATACGCCGAGAAACGATGTCTTTGTCGTACCCGGCTGCGATTCGCTCTTTCGGACGTGCGCGACGCGCTTCAAGAACACGGTGCATTTTTCGGGCGTGCCGTATGCGCCGCCGACCGATCCCGAGAAGAATCCAACGGGCACAGGCGCGTATTGGATCGATTCGCTCGTCGTGCAGCGCGATACGAACGGCTTTGTCGGCACGATCAAGATTTGAGGTGACAGGATGTCAGCAATCAATAAATATGTGGGCTGGGGCATATCGACATGGCTCTTGTCGCTTCTCAACAAAGGCTCGAACAGCGCCGAAGAGGCGGGCAAGCCCGAAAACCTCAATGTGTCCGCCAATCAGACGAAGATCGGCAGCCCGATTCCCGTCGTCCTCGGACGCTGCCTCGTCAAATCTCCGATCGTTTCGTACTTCGGAGATTTTTCTTTTCGCGCCTATACGGAGACGTATGCAGCGCACGCGAACTTCAGCGCATGGCCGCTCGTCCTGTCGCTGATCGCCCAATACATCGCCACGGCGTGGACGGGGCACTCCGCAGGCGAGGGCAGGCAGAGCGGCGGCGGAACAGTAAAAGGCGGTGCCGGCGGCTATGTGAATGACGTCCAATCGAAAACGCAGGGCAGGACGAAGGACGACCGCATCGGACCCTTGCTCAATTCGCTCTTTCTATGGCTCTTGAATTGGCTCATCAATGGGCGCAACCTCAAGACGACGGTGCAGAAGGGCTTTAAGTATTACCTCGGCTATCAATTCCTCATCGCATGGTCGGGAGATGAAATGCGGCTTCGCGCCATCTACATGGGGCAGAAGAAAGTCTGGGAAGGGGACTTGAAGCGGTCGGAGTTGAAAGGCGCGGTGCATACGCTCGCCATTGATAAGCCCGAGCTTTTCGGCGGCGTGGATGAAGGCGGCGGCTTCATCGGCGACTTTGCCGTCTACCTAGGCGGCGAGGAGCAGACGCCGCATCCGTGGATGGCGAAGGAGATGCGGCGCGAAAGCGTGCAGAAGGAGCTTCGCGGCCTTACGCCCGGCTATGCGCCATACGTTTCCGCTGTCGTGCCGACCGCCTACATCGGCAAGCGCGCGACGATTCCTGAGACATGGATTGAGCTGCAGAACTGCCCGAACGCCTTAGGCTTAGGGCAGATCGGCGAAGATGCGAATCCGGCGGAAATCCTCTATGCGCTCATTACCAACACCGATTGGGGCGTTGCGGAGCATCCCGACGTCGTTGACCGTGAATCCCTCGTCAAAATGGGCGAAACGCTCAAGAAAGAGGGCATCGGCTTATCCGTGCAGCTTACGTCCAAAAGCAAGGCGCAGGCGCTCATTGACAAGATCTGCGAGCATATCAACGCCGTGCGCTTCTCGCATCCGGCGACGGGAAAACTCACCTTCCGTCTGATTCGCGATGATTACAAGATTGAGGAATGTCTGCGGCTCAATCCCTCGAACTGCAGCAAAGCGGACATTTCCCGCCTCGACTGGTCGGAAACCATCTCGGAAGTGTCCGTGTCGTTCATCGACCGCGCCAATCAATACGAAGCCGGGACAATTCCGGCACGGGATCCCGCCAACATTGAGATCCATCATGGCGTACAGACGGTAAAGACATACGACTATACCTTTTTCACGACACCGGGCAACGCCAAATGGGCGGCAGAGCGTGAACTGCATTCGCAGGGCTATCCGCTGGCAACGGTCAGCATCGAGGGAAATCGTGAACTATCCGGCGTTCGCATCGGCGACGTCGTCGTTCTCGACTGGCCGCCGTACGGCATTCTCCACATGCTCCTGCGCGTGACGAGCGTCGATCTCGGCAGCTTCCTCGAAGGGCGCGTGCAGCTCGAAACCATCGAGGACGTGTTCGGGCTGGCGAAAACAGACTTCTCCTTCTCGGATTCAACAGAGTGGAAACCCGAGGACAAGTATCCGGCAGGCGTGCAGATCATGAAGTATCTCGAAATGCCCTATGAGATCGTCAACGACCGCGATACCTACGTCACAGCCTTTGCCGCGCGTCCCGATAAAAAGACAGATCTATGGACGGTCTGGCGTCAAGAAACGGGCAAGCCCTTTGTCAGCACCAGCAGCATGAGCAAGTGGACGCCGACGGGACGACTCGCCTACGACATCGAGGAATTCAGCAACGTCGAAGACATCTTGGGCTTTGAGATCGTCAACCTTGGCGGCGTAGAGGAGCTTGAGAGCGGCACCGTTGACATCGCAGCCGCACGCAAAGGGAATCGCCTGCTCATCGTGGACGATGAAATCATGGCGTACAGCACGCTCATCGAACTGGCGAACGGGCATTGGTACGTCAAGGGAGTCCTGCGCGGCGTCTTTGATACCGTGCCAAAAAAGCATACCGCGCAGGCGCACGTCTTTTTCATCCGCAGCGGCAACTATGCACAGGTCACGACGGGCGGCCCCGTCTGCGCGGCGGGAGAGGCGGTCACGGAAGAATACAACATCACAACGGCGACCGTCAAGCATAAAGAGGACTTCGATCATACGAAGGTGCAGTCGCTCACGACGAAAAGGCGCTCTCTGCTGCCTGTCGTGCCCGGCAGGTTTCGCATCGGCGCTCACATGGCCGAAGAGAAAGTCAAGGGCAAAGACTTTGCCGGCGATATCCGCCTCTCGTTTGCGCCGCGAAACAATCGCCAGAGCTTCGGCGCCGTATCGCAGGACGACGTGCTCGAATACTGGACGAAGCAGCCGCTGGAAGCGGCAGAAGGAACCGACTACTTCGTGCGGCTTACGGTCGGCGATGAAGTCAGAGAATACGCCTTTCCCCAATCGCCGATTACATTGGGCTGGGAGCAGCACTGTCTTGACTTTCGGAATCTCTCCGACATGGTGCGCTTAGAGCTTTTCGCGAGGCGTGACGGTCTGCTCTCCTATCAAGCGCACGAGCGCACATTCCAGTGGACAATCCCCGTACTCGTCGATGTCGTCGCATCCGAAGACGAAGCGCGTGAACGGCTGCAAGCGTGGGGCATCGTTGATCGCATCGTCATGCCCGACGGTGCGATGGCGACATCGAAACAGGTCATGTATAAAGACTTGCCGCTCTTTGCACTCGGCGAAGAAGCGCCGCCGACAGAAGATGGCGCGATCTTCGGACACGACGGCAAAAGCTATCGGCTTACGGGCGAGATTCTCTGCGTGAGCGGCAAAGCGGAGCTTACCGCCTATACGATGAAAAAAGGCTACACCTTCAATTCGTATTATGTGCCGGCAGCGGCAGGCGGCGAGGTGCAAAGCTACGCATGGGACGGTGAAACGATCCAAGAGAGGAGAGGGATGCCATGACGACGACAGCGAAACTTGAAATCCCGCTGATCGACGGCGCCAAGCCGCTTCTGACACGGCAGTTCAACGATGCGCTCCAAGCGATAGACAAAAACGCCCTGCCAAGAAAACACGCGGAAAGCCGGGCGCATTTCGAACTGTGGCAGGCGGGGAAAGCGTACAAGAAGAAAGACGTCGTGCGAACCTCGACATGCCCGAGCTGGGGCTTTTGGATTTGCGAGAAAGCAGGCACGTCCGCAGGCGTCGAGCCGGTCGGCTACGGCGAAGGAGACACCTTTGCGGACGGTACGGCATCTTGGGTCTTGAAACGCTTCGGCACAGGCGAAGGCGGCGGCAGCAGCACGGAACACGCCGTCGTTTTCAGGGGCAGCGACGTCAACGTAGTCTATCCGTATCAAGGCGTGATTCAGTCCGTCGCCGTGCTTATGAGACGCCGATGCTCTGCAAGAGCACACCCGAGGGGGCGCGGGCTTTTCTCGTGCCAAGCCGCCCCCAGGCCGGGGAGCGGGGAGCCGATCGGCGGCAGAATCGTCCTGCCGTCAATGACGCGGTACAAGACGTTTACGACCTTGGTGCAGAACATCGCCGTCAAAGAAGGCGACGTGCTGCGCATGGGGCTTATGGAAAATGACGACGGACTGTCTGTAACGATTAAACTTAAGTAGGAGGCATGAACATCATGGCACAAGAGTATATTTTTTCTAAGGGAACGTGCAAAAAGAAAGAAATCTATTCGCTCATTATCGACAAGCTGAAAGAAAAAGGCTGGAAAGACATCTCGTCCAAGCCGGAAACGGATTTTGTCGTGCTTCATTCCAAAGGCGTGACAGGAGATCGCGACTTGATCTTGAATCTTCGCGACAGAGACCATAATTATCCAAGCGAAGCAAATTCTGTCGTGACAACCGATTACAGTACAATGTCATGCCGTTTGCAAACGTGGTATACGCCGGGAGGAAGCGGCGAATCCGGTACATTTGCAAAGCCTGCAAGGGCATGGCAGCCGTTGTATATCTATGGAGCGGGGCAACAGCTCAGCAGGGAAACAGGACTCGATTACTATGTATATGCGGATGCGGGGAAAATCATCCTTTCACTGGAATATCCGCCGTCAAGCTCTATAAGTGGTCCTATCGTTTTCTATCTGGGAGAGCCCGACACACGTTTTTTGACAGAATCTCAGTCGCGCGGCGTCTTGTATGCTTCCTCTGCCCATCGAAGCGGCGTAACCATTACAGACTGCCCGGATGACATGGGAAGCAAAGACGAAGCCTATTTTCTTCTCACATATTCGCTGCTGCCTGCGATTGACCCGAATCTTGCGAAAAAATATATGGTGTCTCCCATATATTACGGCTCGAATGAAGAGGGCTACAGGGGAAAGCTGGATGGGATCAAGACGGTCAGGTATATCGGCTCGCACCCAGCAAATTTAGTGCATGGCGATACGCTTGTTACGGAACATGCAAAGTATCATTGCGTAGTGCCACAAGGATTGTATAATATGTATTTCCCCGGCGGCGCTGTGTTGCTGAGAATCGAGTGATCGCATGAAATACTTGGCAGCAGAGATCGAGCCGCTGGAGATAGCGATGCGTGTCGTGCGGGATGCCCCTGCGGCAGAGATCGAGCCGCTGGAGATAGCGATGCGTGTCGTACGGGATGCCCCTGCAGTGGAGATTGAGGAAGATTTTTTGGTTTGGAAGCTGAAAAAGCGTAAACGAAATAAACAGGCGTTTATCCTGTGAAGCCGCCCGCTGGCGGCTTTTGTTATGCGTGAGAAGGAAGCGGTGAGTATGCAGGAGATATGGAGCTTTATGTCGAGGTTGGCGAGAGAAATCTGGGCTTGGCTGGTCGGCTGTGTGCCGACGAGTACGGAGGTGGAAACGGGGTCTATGGCGGCGATTATCGGGGGAGTAGTGACATATCTCTGCGGCTGGGACAAGCCATTGGAAGTGCTGCTCGTGCTCATGGGGATCGACTATGTGAGCGGTCTGATTGCGGCACAAGTCAATCCTCGTCTCAATGGACTGAGCAGCAAACGTGGCTTCAAAGGGATTTGCAAGAAGGTTCTGATCCTCTCCGTCGTCGCCATGGCGCATTGGATGTCCAACCTGATGGACGGTGATGCGGCGCGTGCGTTTGTCATCTGGTTTTTCATCGGCAACGAGGGGCTGAGCATCCTTGAAAATGCTGCGAATGCAGGTGTGCCAATTCCTAGAAAATTGAAAGACAAGCTGGAACAGCTGCAGCTTGAAAAAAGTGAGCGCTCCGGAGAGAAGGAAGGTGGTGAGAAATGACACGCGAAGAGTGGCGGGAGCTTTGGACAAGCTATTATGCGCTCCTCGCTATCGCGACAAGGGTAGGATTTTACAGCGACGAACTTAAGCGGATGGAGCGCCCGCTTTGGGAGTGTCGCCCGAACTAACGAAAGGATGATTGAAATGAAAGTATTCTTGAATCCCGGCCATGCACCGGACGGCAATCCCGATCCAGGTGCTTGCGGCTGCGGCCTCAGGGAGTGCGATGTGGCAAAGAATGTCGCAGATTTGGCGGTGGGCTATCTCACTGCCACAGG